TCTGTCCTAGTGTATTTTTGCTGAAGCTCTTCATTTGCCTGTTGAACACTTTTAGCATACTCAATAGCGGCTTCTTCACGACGCTGAGTCTCGCGGAGACGAGCAGTAAGCTTATCAATACGCTTTTTTACTTTGTCCGAATAGTTATCAAGCTCTTCTGACTTGGGCGCCTCAACTTCTTGCTCAACAATAGGTGTTTCGTCGGCAGCCTCTAGCTTAGCGTCGCTGCCATCTTCATTCATTTCAACAGTAGCTTCTTGCTCATCGTCGCCAATGTTAAATTCTAATTCTTCGTTCTTAGGTTCGCTCATTCCATCTCTCCTTACATGTGAATAATGTCGTCAGGATCATTCACGATCCCAAGAATTTCATCGTCATTGAGTAGACGAATCTCGCCGCCGTCTATCTGAATCCGAGAACCGGCGTACCGGCCAAAGATTACCCAATCCCCTTCCTTGCACCACGCTCCGTGGGGAAACTTAGACTCGTCTGCATACGCAAGTTCGCCCATCTTCAGGACATAACCGACGTTAGTAGCTAACTGGGTCTGTTTCTGCGTTTCAGGAGCAAGAACAATGCCGCCCTTAGTGGTTTTAGCACCGCGGAAAGGAAGAATGGCTATACGCCATCCTGTAGGTTTGGGGATAAGATCAAGCACAGACTGGGACAGCCCCTCGTCTGCTACTTTCCCCTCTTGGGTATACGCATCGTCAAGAGTGGTTTTCTTAGGCTTTTCTGCCTCGGCTTTCCACTTTTCTTCGAGAGGCGTTAACTTCTTCTCGGCTTCCATATAGGCTCCTTTGGTTGGTTATTCTTCTGAATACTTACCCAACTGGTGTCGGATAATTTCATCCACAAGTTTTATACCTTCCAAACGGCCCATCATGAAACGGTAGCGCTCCATGTCAGAGATAGAACCATTAAGAATAATGGTTTCTGAATCTTTCTCTAGCTTTCTGACTTCGCGCAGCACGCTTTCTGCGAACTCAAGCATGGTCGTGTTTCCATGTAAGCAGACGGTTTAGTGCCACCATCTGGAAGGCTTGCGTTAATAAATCTTAACGGGTCTGTTACCGTCACGCTTCTTGACGGTTCTAACCGCAGGCCTCTTCACAGAGCCTCCGGCTTTTTTCTTAACAGGATTGCTCTTGCCTGCAGTATTTAAGGCGATTGCAATCGCCTGCTTTCTAGGTTTACCCGCGGCCATCTCAGTACGGATATTGCTAGAAATAGTTTTTTGGCTAGAACCCTTTTTCAAAGGCATTAGCGGCCTCCTTGTTTGGGCGCATAGATTCGCTCCATGGCAACGGCTGCGCGCTGATCAGCAATGTCTTTCTGGCCTTGAATACGCGCTTCGTTGGCCTGCTGATTAGCAGCAATACGTTGTTGATCTAGCTTCAGGCTTTCTTGTTTGGCCTGAATGTCTGCTTGGTCCTTAACGGCGCGTTGCTGAAGCTCTTGTGCTTTTAGCGCCACAACTGGGTCTTCGCCTTGGCCTTCTCCAGAAAGCTGACCTTGCACAGACTTCATCTCGATCATGTACTCGGCGACCTTAATAGAGATCATTGCCTCACGCTGCAAGTCAGAAATCATTTTGTCTGGGTCTTCACCGTACTCCATAAACAATTCTGCCTCAGTGGCTTCTTCCGCTTTCAAGCGAATGTGCTGCATGATGTGCTTTTGCAGTTCTGCCGCAGCTAAAGGATTAGCCTGAAGAAGAGGTGATAACCCCATCATCAAGTGAGAAGCAATGTGGGCGTCATGCTGTTGACCGGCAAAAGCCTTGAGCTCTTTGCCATCCGCCACTTCAATATTTTCGCTAGCAGGGTCCTTAGGCATCTGATTAGTCTGAACCTTAAGAATGCCGTCGATGTCACGCACGTTCATTGCCTGATAGACGCGGTAATACGCCTCATACATGTTGTGCATCTGCGGCGCACTTTGCGCTAGCTGCAGTTGAGTCTGTGCAAGAGTAATGCGTTGAGCAGCAGAGAATACATTGGGGTCCGCTACGGGCAATACAGCGACCATGTGGGAAAAATCTGCCTTTTTTACACATCTAGACGCGCCGGGCACGTCATATGGGTAATTATCGGGTAAATATTGCCCAAATCCATGCGCCAACATCTCAAATTCTTGCGTCTGGGCGTAGTAAAGGCGCTTATGGACCGCTGACATAACCATAGAGCCGCGCTCAAGCAAAGCCAGTGTAGTACCAACAGCAGCCTGTTGGTTGCCATCACCTACCTGCATATCAGCTATGCCTGCAAGGCGTCTTCCTGCGTCTACAGTGAAGCCAAGGAGGGTAAATAACGTCTGAGAAGGCTCCTTATACGGCAAGGGCAGCAAAGAAGACGACAATTCGGCGCCGCCGGCGTCAATATCACGCCATTCGCCCGGCTGAATAGGCCCATCCTCATCTGCAATGCGCGCTCCCTTGGCTTTAAAACCCGCAGGGAGGTTAGCTAGCGTGCCTGCGTCAAGAAGTTGACGCAATGCAGAGGTTGCGGTCTTAGAAAGGCCGCCAATTAGGTGTACAAAGCCCAAACCGTAGGCTCCGGGCCCTTCTACAAGCACATAATGCACGAAATACTCGCGTCGACACTTGTATTCGTCGTCTTCTAGCCAGTTACGGCGGACGCTGACTACTTGACCGCTGTTTTCGTCCAATGTAACGACGTAAGGCACCTTAATTCCAGTCGGTTCGCCGCTTTCATCGGTGTCTTCAAAGCCCAAAATGTCCAAATCTATTTGGAACTCAAGCAAAAATACCTCTTCGGGCTCGCCTGTCTCGACTAAACCGGTGACTTTGTCAATAGAATAGCGGATTTGGTCGCCACCAAGCGGATTTTCGCTTGGTTCAACAGTCACATCGCGGTATTCGCCGGCCACAACACGCTTTCTGAACTCATTTGAGTCCATAGAAATGCGGTGGGTAATTCTTGGGCACTGAGAAATGACGCTCGAGCCGTTGTAAGGGATATAAAGATCGTCAGGAAGAACCAAACGACTGACCATACGGCCCAGTTGTTCATCGTAATAAACCTTTTTAAACGCAGAACCGCCGTATCCGACGTAGAAAAGTAGCTGATCGAACTCCGGCGTGTATTCTTTCATGACCGAAGTGATCTGATAGTTCATAAAATCCTGAACACGCGACGCCTGTTGGACCTTATCTAGCGTTTCTTTGCCCAAAGTTTGCGTGCGGACAGGACCGCCGGCGGGCATCAGCTCTTTAAATGCCTGCGCTTGGAATTGAACGATAGACTCTGTAAGCATCGGATGGACCGCGCCTGCAGCACCACGGAACGGACGTGTGCGGTCTTCGATCTTAAGACCCAGAAGCTCCATACCTTTGGAGTACATGTCTTCCCAGTCAGAACGCGAAGACTTATCCGCCTCGAATAACGCCAAAAGGTCCAGAGAAATCTGGTTTAGCTCGTCTTCGTCGATAACCTCGGCAAGGTTGCTGTAAAAATCAACGTCATCATCTTCACTTATTTCAACGACAGCGCTACCATCATCCTCAAGAATGACCTCGATGTCCGTCTCATCCCCCATCATTTCGTTGATGTCGGTTACCGGAGCTAGATTTACAACCTTGTCTATTGGCATAACACTATCCGTTTTATTGTCTTTTATTCGTGAAGTATATTAAAATACACCCTGAATAAAAGAAAGGAGAATTAAATGTTTAACATTACTCACTATTTTGAGTGGAACAATACAGCCGCAGTTGTTGGTAATGTCAACGATACTGAGGCTACAGGGTTCTTTTTAAATACCAAAGGCGAATGGAGCAGGGCTACGCCTCTTGGCATCCTTGAGTTCTTTAATGCCGGTAGTGAAATGGACAAAGACACCTTTGAGAAAAACTTTGGTGTAATTGGTCAAGACTTACCTGCTTTGCCTACTTTAGCTACGTAGCCTCCCTTTTTAAACTTAGGGATAAGCTCTTCTACTATCTTAGGATCGGCCTGATCCGCAACGCCTCCGTAAAGTTGGCGTTGCGCTTCTTGCATGTTTTCAAATCGGCGAATATGAGTTTGAGGAATGTTTTCTTTTCCTCCATACCTTTCAATTAACTTTCGCTCAACTTCGTACAACCTATGGCCTTGTCCTTCAGATGCTCTAACCATTTCTGGTGTGACAATCTGAATTTCGCCTATCAGACGCTCACCGTTAGGTCCTGTGTACATTACATTAAGTTTTCTATCAAAGTAACCATTGCCGGGAATAACTTGGAAACCTCTGTCTACAGTAGGCATCTTGTCCGCAATCATTCGTGCAGCGTTTTCGGCTTCTTCTGCAGTGTTAATTAAGATTCGAGTACGGATAGGGTCGGTAATAGTTTCTAGCTCGTAATTTCGGTTAAGTTTATCGTTAAGGCTCTTCAGCCCCTTAACTCCAAACGTCTCTATCTTCTCAAGACCTAATTGATTCGTTATCTCACGAATCTGATCTTGGAAGCTTGGACCTATCCTTTCTGCCCTAGCCACCATTTCTTCAGGGGTTTTAATATCCCCTTGGTGAGGGTAGATGCCTTTGTAGACTTGTTTGAATTTACCTGAGCGGTCTTCTAAGTTTACAAATTCTTGAGCTTTTACAGGTGCTCCTGACTCTGGGACTCTTACAGGAGATTCTGGCACTTGGGCCGTGGCAGTAGGCATGTCTGGCATAGCCACCATGTTTACTGAAGAATTTTCATCAATAAGTCTGTAGGTATCCTCTAGCGTTAGGTTAGGGTCTCCGTAAGGACGGTGCCCAAGGTCATACGCGTTTTTTGCCGCATACTTTGAAGAGGTTTGAGAGAATAGGTAGGGGTGACGCTCTAGTGCATGTTGTTGCAGCCGCTTGGCTACTCCTTGTCTCCTACTTTCTTCTGGAACTAAAATTTCAATTACGGAAGCAGCTTGGCCCTCTGGGCGTTCCACAATCTCAATTACTCCACCAGTTTCTTCGTCTATATACTTAATGCGACTGGTTCCGGGTCCAAATACGTCTTCAGATGGTTCTCTAATTTCTTTTATTTTTGGCGCTTGGGCCGTGGTCGGCGCTATCTCATCCAACATGCGTGCAGACTGAGTCGCGGCTGTTTCTGCCGCTTCGATGCCTGCCTTAGCAGTGCGCTTAGCTGCTCGAGCTCCCATGCCGGCTAACGGCACTGCACCCGCCGCGGACAACGCGACTATCTGCTCGTACATCCTAGCAGATTCCGTGTCCCCCGCAGCGCGAGCCTGATCAGCAAGATCAGAATACTTATCGACGTCCATGCCTGAACGTATCTCACCTATCACTGGCGCCATGTCCAATAGGAAGCCTATGGGATCATCGCCAACGCTTTCTTTTACGGCTTTTCCCATGCTGAGCGCATCAAGACCTAATTGTGTAGTAGCTCCTACCGGAGACTCAATTAGTCTTTCGCCATAGCCATAAATGCTCGAGGGTATTTCTTTAACGCCGCGAAGCAAGTTCGCTAGCATGCCTGCACTTTCAGTGTCGCCCTCGGCAGTAAGTTCTTCACTGCCCTCAGGCTTTTTTACTTCGCCACCCTCCGCGTAAGGTCTGCCGTACCTAAAGTCGACTGGCTTCACGGTCATCGGGTCGTTCAGCGAACCTGTTGAAACATTAACGCCTCGCATGTCCTCAGCGTACATAGGCACTTCCGCGGCAATCTCACTGTAGCCCGTGGTCCCCGCAGGGCGGGCCCCGAACCGCGTACCGAACTGTTGGTAGTTAGCTGCTTCCTGTTGCCCTTGCTGATTCGCCTGCTGTTGCATCAGTGCAAAAAGTTGTGAGCGTGACAGGCCACCACCGTAGCTGCCTGTTTGAGACAGGAGTGGCGCAAACGCTTGGTACGCTTCTTCATTACCTCCAACCAACTGACGCAGGTCCTGCGCTGCACGGCCTTGGGTATAACGGCCTAGCGTGCCAGTATCCATGAGCGAACGAGGTCGGCCAGTGACTGTAGGCGGTGTCCAACTGAATCCTGATCCGGTGGCCGAGAGCAACTTAGCAGCAGGCGTGTAGTCAAAACCAACAAGGTTGCCATACTGATCAAGGACCTCGGTCCGTGGTGGGCTGTCCCTGAACGCACGGTCAAGTGACTCTTCGCCGGGAGCAAACACGCTTGGATCAAAGTCAATCGGCTGATA